TTCCGTCGACATCGCTGGATACGCACGATGTTTGGACATTTGCAATCGAGCAGCAGGCGAGTATTGATTCACGCCGTTTCTTTGTCTAACATTACGTCCACACAGAGTTATGCGTCCATAACTCAATCACAGTCACATCCGACAAACCGAAGGAATCACCAGTGCCAGAGACCAACACATATCGTTTCAATGTGACCGTCGAGATCGACGTAACAAATGCCGAGAGCGAATCAGAGGCTCGGGAGAAGGCGTTTGCGGTGATGTCGACGATTCCCGTCGCCCGAGGCAGGAAAGCATCGGGACCGAAGGCAGCGATTACGGGCGTGTCGATTAAGCCGCATGCTGCACAGGTTGCTCTGATTCCATGGCAGAACACTCCGGTAAGTCACGAGGTCACTTTGTCTGACGCACGTTACATGACAGTCACTGAGTAATCTTATGCCACCGAAAGAGTTCGAATATTGGTGCAGAGCCACCGTGTTGTCGATTCACGACGGCGACACGATGACTTTGAGTATCGATAGGGGCGCCCGGCTCTACAGTGTGGAGCCGATTCGCTTTTATCGAATCAACGCGCCAGAGTTGTTTCACCCTGGCGGCAAGGAAGCCCGAGACTACCTCAGGAACCTTGTGCCGATCGGGTCTGAGGTTCGCGTCCAGACATTCAAAAACCTGAACGACAAGTACGGTCGCTGGCTGGGCGATTTGTGGTCGCCTCATGCAGAAACTGGCGTTTTGTTCTGCCTGAACGACCACATGGTTCAGGCAGGTCACGCCTCGTACAAAGCATATTGAATCTGGAAGTCTGGTGTCGTAAATGAACCTCTCGCAGCCGCAGTACGATTTCCTGATCAACAGGGCAGACTGGATTGTATACGGAGGTTCAGCAGGAAGCGGAAAGACCCACGCTCTGACGCTCGATCCTCTCAGGCATGTTCAGGGACCATCGGCGAACGCACAGTTCCGTGGTGCGATCTTCCGCCGCACATTCCCGCAGCTTGCGAATCCCGGAGGCCTGCTCGATCACTGTCGCGAGATGTATGGGCCACTTGATGGTGATTACAATAACACTCGAGCAGAATTCAAGTTCCCATGCGGTGCTAAGATCGCTCTGTCAACAATTCAGTTCGACAAGGACCTGAACAACTATCAGGGCGCTCAGTTGGACTGGGTCGCTTTCGACGAGGCCACTCAGTTCCCATACAAGTACGTCCAGTACCTCTGGGGTCGCTGCCGATCGAAGTCTGGGATACGACCAACACTCAGGATGTCGTGCAATCCCGACAACGACAGTTGGCTTTTTAAGTTCCTGTACTGGTGGATCTCACCCGAAACCGGCCTGCCGATCAACGAGCGATCAGGAGTCATTCGCCACTTCCGTTCCATTGACGATGAGTTCGAATGGCACGACGAGCCGCAGTACCAGATCAACGAGACATCAGGAGCCAATGAGTGCGTAACGACATCTGCGACGTTCATTGGTGCGACACTCGACGACAATGCGGCACTGAACGCATCGGACCCAACGTATCGGCAGCGACTGGAGCAGTTGTCGACGGAAGACAGGGAGAGATTCCTGAATGGGAATTGGCTGGCGTCATCGGTGACTGATACCGAGTGGGATCGAACGCTGTTCATGGGTGTTTACTGTGATCTCGACAGTTACCCGACTCACACATCACGGAAGTGCTTCAATTCGTTCGCGATTGACGCATCGAAGGGGAAACAGATCAGGAAAGGTGACTATTCAGCGATTTCCTGCGTGACAACGACAGAAGACTTGAAGTACGTCGATTGTGACATGAAACGTCGTGCGCCGAGCGAGATTGTGGAGGACCTGTTCCTGTTCTGCGATCAGGAACACCACCGGATCCGATCGGGCGATCTGATTGGTATCGAAGCACTGCAGTTCCAGTCCCTGTTCATCGACATCATCATGCGATTCGCCGTTGATAATCCGGACTACGCGCTGAGCAGATACCTCAAGGCAGGGAATATCATCATCCCGGTTGAGGACACGCTTAACAAGATGATGCGAATTCGCCGGCTGGATCCGTTCATCAAGCAGCGGCAGTTCAGGTTCCTGCAGAATCCGGGAACGACACTGTTGGTGAACCAGTTGAAGAATTTCGACGGGATCGCCGCAAAAGGGAAGCACGACGACGGACCTGACAGTCTCGAGATGGCGTGTAATATGCCGACACATTTGCAGACGTATTTTGAGAATCTGAGGAAGCCGAAATAGAATTGAAGGAGATTTTCGATGGCACGCGGTGGATGCTCAAAATGCAAGGGCGAAGAGTACAAGTTCCTGATCACGCAGACGCTGAGTTTCATTTGTTGCCAGAGTTTCGTTCCGACCCCATGGGGAGGCGTGGTTGAGCATTTTGGCCGAAGCACGTACAAGTGGTGGAAGCAGGCGAGAACCCAGCCGATCGTCGAGACGAACCTACAGAACATTGCGTCCGCCCAGTAAAGACCGTATTCTCCACACAGGAGAATACTATGCCGGAACAACAGCGATCCCTCGTCGTCGAAAATGAACTCATGCTGATTAGCCTGTCGAAGGCTGCGCGTGAGGTATTTGAAGAACTCAGCAGCACCGACTCACGCACCGACGAAAACGGCGATGAGTACCCGCATGGCGGCGAGGATCCATATGAGACGATTCAGGACGTGAAGGATACGATGATCCTTGGCGATTCGCTGTCCCGCGTGTGCTGGGGCACGAATGCGAAGGATAATCGCTCGTACTACATCGCCGACACAGGGCATGTAGTCACAGTGAAGCCCCGTGACGAGAAGGATACGAGTTCTGACGCTGTCAAGAAGGTGGAGAAGTTCCTCGAGCAGTGGTTCAAGGAAAACCAGTGGTTCCAGCGTCAATCAGAAACGAGCCAGCGACTGGACCGGCACGGCGAAGCGTGGGATTTGCTGCATTACAGCGATGACGGGATCCTGCGGACCAATTTTGCAGAGCCGACCGACCTCGAGGATGATCCGAACAGCACGTACAACGACTCAGACCCTGAGAATCAACAGCCGAAACAGCCGTTCATCGACCTGTTCGGGGTCCGACGCACGAACGACATCAGATACCGTCCGGTTGGATATTACATCAACAATCAGTGGTATCCGGATCTCGCCTACGTCACGCCGATGGGGATTTTGCCGGATACGCTGTCTCTAGTGGAATCCACTACGGTTCAGCACAGAAAGCGGAATTGTCTGGCGAATGATCCGCGCGGCTACACGTTGTACTGGCCGGTTCGCGAAGAGATGATCTGGGCAAAGAAGCTCCTGTCGAACCTGATGCGTGTTTCTGGGTTTCAGGCTGCATTCGGTGCGATCCGCACGATTCAGGCGGGCATGGGCGCCGATAAGCTGGGCTCGTGGCTGGCATCACAGCAAACGGGCGCAGGGTCATCCGGTCAGTACGAGACGTTCGGTATGCCTGCGGCTGGTGTTGTGACGAAGCCGGAATCGATTCACTACGAGTTCCCGACGACCGGTCAGGGATTCACGAATCACATCGAAGTGCTGGTGAATCTGCTTCGCGCGTGCGCATCCGGGATGAAATTGCCAGAGTTCATGCTGACGGCGAACGTGTCAGAAGGAAACTTTGCCTCGACACTGGTCTCAGAAGGCCCGTTTCACAAGGCGATGCGGTTCGAGCAGGCTCTGATGGTGTCAGAGGATGAGCGGATCCTGATGCAGGCGTTGAAGTATGCAGCCAGTCGCGGAGTGATGGATCTCACTGAGGCGGATGTGGAAGCAGTGCGGTTGAACATCAAGCCGCCTCGAGTGCAGACTCGCAATCGCAAAGAGGACTTCGAAGTGAACCAGACACTTTATGAGGCTGGCGAACTGTCTGGTAAGGACTGGCTGGCGTCCGAGGGATACGAGCGGGACTCGCAGCAGGCTCAGATCAAGATTGAACGAACATCAGAGCAGCCATTGCCTCTCGGAAGCCCACATGCGGCGACGGCAAATGCCGAACCGGGACCGAAACCGAAGAAAAAAGCAGATCCTACGAAAGAAAAAGGAGTTTCGAAGGGATTTCCTAAGTAAACACAGTTGCAGTTGTTATTTTGGATTCTTAAAAACGAAGGAGAAGCCAATGTGCTCATGCAATAAGGGCAAGAACAAGCCCAAAGGTGGAAAAGGCGGAACGAAATGAGTCTTTCAAAGCGAAAACCTGAAGAGGCACTCGAATCCGAGCAGAGCTTCGGTGAAGTCACCGAGGCAATGATCGATCGCGAGGCTGGCCTAATCAAAGGTGTGAAGCTTCTGGGACTCAGATCAAAAAATCGACGCAACTACGACACTGCCGGCGTTCGGAAGAGCGCTGCGGTCCTCGAAGGTGCGAAGATTTACATCGACCATCCTGCCACTGCGACGGCGCCACGGTCCTACAAGGACAAGTTCGCTGTTGTGGAAGGGAAGGTCGAATACCGAGCGGGACTCGGGCATTTCGGGAATATTCGGTTTAATCCAAAGCATCCTGTCGCGGAGCAATTCGTGTGGGACGTTCTGAATTCCCCGAAATCCTTTGGAATGAGCATTAACGCGAGCGTGCAGACTGGGAAGGCGGATCAGAACGGCGACGTTCTGGTGGAGTCCATCAGTTCCGTTCGATCAATCGATATTGTGACTGATCCCGCAACTGCGGAAGGTCTTTTTGAGTCGGCACAAACCGAGGAAGATGACATGGAACTGGATATCAAGACCCTCCGCGAAAAGCATCCTGATCTCGTCGCTCAGTTGGTGAAGGAGTCTACGGACACCGTCACCGAGCAGGCAGAACTTGCCAAGGCGAAGAAGGCAACTGCCGACCTACAGGCTCGTCTGGACGCACTGGAATCAGAGCGACTGGCGTCTGCATTGAAGGTAGAAGTCACGACCGAGATCACGAAGATCTTCGAAGGCGTGGAGATTGAAGCGGCACTGATGACGGAAATCGTCGAGTGTGCGTGCGAAATGAAGGATCGGACGAAACTGAAGTCCGTCCTGAGCAAACTGTCACCGATGCTCGTCGAGACTGATGACGAGTTCGAAGATGACGAAGAACCGATCACTCGCGTAGCGAAGGAACAGGTCGAAGAAACGACCGCCCCTCGCCGAGCGAAAGCAGGACGCAGTTCAGCAGGTTTCGACCTAAGCAAAGAACTCGGCCTCGCAGCAAAGTAGTTTTCCCTGGTGTTGACTCGGGATTGTTCCTGACAAATGTTTTTGGAGATGGCACATGCCAAATTGTCCTGATGTTCGAAACCAGTATGGGAAATACTGCCGTGACGAAGACAGTTCCTCAATGGAACTGCCGACGACTCTGGTGGATATCTGCACTGGAGACTTTCTGGGTTCTGATACGACCGACAGCCGACTGGTTGCCGCACTAATCAGCACTGACGTTGCGTGGGACACTGACCTTGCAACGACTCGTGTGAACGCAAAGGCTGCATTCAAGGGTGTCGCGCAGGGCGAGATCGATTCAGAAGACGGCGTTTGTAACGCTCGTCCGGATGGAATCCCGATTGCTCGTTACCGAGCCGGGAGTTCATGGACTCGTGCATACCAGATCGTTGATGCCAGCGGCGTTGCCGAGCCAACGACTTGGGTTCGCGGTCAGGGCTTCACGTTCGCGAAGAATGCGAGCAGCAATGCTCTTGTGAACGACAAGATCGTGAAGAGCAGCACAGCGGCTCACATCGTGTTCAAGGCAGTAAGTGACTCCGGTCCAACCTCAACTGCTTACGCAGAAGTCGAGTTCTCGGCTTAAATTCGCCATCCACGTTAGGCGTGGGTTGAAACTTTCTCATTTTGGTTTCTAAGGAAACAGCCATGGCGAATCGCCAACTAACATTGAAAACTCTGGCTTCCCATAAGAAGCACGGAAGCGTTGTTCTCGAGCAGTTGAACGGTTTGCTTGACGCGAAGACGATCACCTCCGAGGACATCGACCTGATCCCTTGCCTTGAGCAGGACTTCGGGCCGAACTACCGAGACCGCATCACGAGCATGTCTGAAGAGGCGATGGAAGCCGTCATCACTTCGGGCATGTTCAACAAGATGGCCCAGATCAAGATTCGGCACAGCCTTCGGGAAAATCCGAAGGAAGAGTACAAGCTGTCGAATCGGGTGACGACTGAATCTCGTGAAGAGTGCGGCGAGAACTTCCGTGACTTCGGTGTGTTCAGCGACATGAAGTGGCATAAGGTTCGAGAACTCGAATCTGCACCGCTCTACGGCTTGTCCAGCGATTACCTGCAGCACCCAGAAGGTGAAGCGGGCGGTCTTGGTTTGGCTGTGACTCGTGAAGCCATGTGCAAGGATCCAAACGGCTACATCATGAGCCAGATCCCGAAGATCAAGGATGCTCATGACGAGCACCGCGAAGATCTTCTGATTGACGCTCTGATCGGCTACGGCACGACTTGGAACCGATCTGGAACGACCTACGACATCTACTACGATTCCGGCCCAACGTCCGGAACACCGTTTGACTCTGGTGCCTCTGGCCCATGGATCAACTGTGAAGCACTGACGATAACTTGCCCTGCAGACTTCCAGAACATCAAGGAACTGTGGCGTGAGATGACCGACCTTGTCTATGGTCGTCCGATCATGATGAACACGGAGAATCTGGATGCATTCACTTCCGAGCAGGAAGCGGATCGTCTGCGAAAGCTGTTGAACTCAACGAGTGTTGAACAGGACGTGACTTGTGCTGACGCGACAACCGTCAAGTACATCATGACTCCTGAGACTGCGAACGGAATGCAGTTCAGCCCGACGACTTATCTGCGTTTGGCAGAAAAGATCGCACTGCGATACAGCATCAGCCTTGCTGACGCTCGCCAGTGGATCTGGTTGGGTCGCTTGGACGAGTTCATCGGATTCGTGTACCAGATTCGCCCGGAAGTTCGCCGGCTGAACCTGAGTGCCGAAGAGCAGTCTCGTCGAATTGTCGCACGATACGACAGCCATTCGAAGGGTTACGCTTACATCAAGGACCCGATGAAGGGTATCATTCTGACTGGCGGCGCGTCCGACTCAGAATAATCGTTGCGAGGAATCTCGCATCGAAAAGTAAACTGAAGCGACGGCGAGTCATCGTCGTCGCTTTTTTCATGAAGGAGATTGTTATGGCAGGTGCAAGTAAGATTTGGGCATTGCGAATGCCTGGTGGTCCGACTCGTGTTGTGCAGGCTTCTCGTGAGATCTCTCTTGAGGTCGCAAAGAAGAAATATGCAGCATCGTTCGCCTATAAGCAGGCGGAATGCATGCTGAAGCCTGACAAGGATTGGCCGCTGCAGAAAGCGATCGACGAGACCGAGTTCAATCGTGACTTCAGTCAGTTCGCTGAGATCAATTCACGAACTGGAAATTACAAAAACCTCGTCGAGGTGTGATATGGCGACATGCCTTTCTTGTGCTGACATCGAAACAAAGATCTGCGAACTCTCCGACGAGATCACGGCATCTTCGTGCGAAGCAGTCGTCAAGGAAGGCGACACGACGTTTGATCGAACTGCAGGTCTGAAGGCGAAAGTCGCAGTCCTGCAGTCGTATCAGAAGATGTACTCGGAGAAGAAGTGCGGAGTTCAGGATGAGCTCTATGAGTTTATCCATGTGCCGTGCGTCACTCCGTATACGTGCCCATCTTCGCGATGCGGCACAAACACCCGAGTCAGGAACCAGCGGAGATACCGAAGATGAGTAACTCTTCGTCGGCCTCTGAATCGTGCTGCGTGGACAACCTGTGCAACTGCGAGACGTGGCTCACAGCGTTCTGCGACTACGTCACAGTGACGATCGATTATTGCGGAGACACGACTGTGTTCGAGCGTGGTCGGTTCTCTGGGATGCCGATGGAGTCTGTGAGTCCGCAGTCAGGTGTGCATCCGAACGATGGTGTGTTCCGGGTATCGACTTACGAGCAGTCCGTCGAGATTGGCCTTGGCGCTGTAGTGACAGATGCGGAGGGCACAGAATGGACTGTCTACAAAATCGAGACATTGACTGCGTTCTGCGTAAAAAAGCTCTGGGCGAGGTCCGTGGCAGCATGTTTCCAGTTGCTGGACAAACTGGAGATCCTCGAACTGGACTGCACGGACTGTGGCGATTGCGAGGAGAAGGGGAAACTCGTTCGTGTTGGAAGTGCGACCGGGAAGATCTTGTCGGAATCAGGTTCACTGCAGTCCAGAAACGATTCGAATGAAATCGTCTATCGGTACTCTGGTGAGCTTGTTCGCTGGCCGCTGAAGACGAAGCCAACTTCTCGACACCGGATCAAGACGAAGGATGCTTCGTACCGGATCACTGGGGTTCGAGACTCAGGTCCTTTGGTCCCGTTCTACCTGACGCTGGAGCAGGAAAGTGCTGACTGTACGCTTCGAGGATAAACGAGAAGAGTTCAAGGCACTGCTGTTGCGGAAGGTTTCGGCAGCGACGGCTGAAGCGGCGCGGGTATTGTCCGATACATATCAGGAAATCCTGAGCGATCCGGCTCCACCGCACTCGATGCCAGGCCAGATCCCGCATGCGTACTTCGGTCACAAAGAAGGCGGATACGGACCTGTAAATGGATATCTGCAACCGAACAACACGTCATCGCAGGGATTCAACGGAACACAGATCACATTCTTAAAAAACTATATCGACAGCAGTTCTTCGTCTGACGGGTCTGCGGTCGTTGGATTTTCACCGAGTCATGTAACGACACGAGAGAAGAACTACCTTATCG